TCTGTTTATTTCTATTGACCTACCAAAATCTAAAATCACTACTTCTCTAACATTATTGCCGTAAGCACTTGTTTGACTACCTTTTAAAACATTATCCACATAAACGCTTAAAGTCAAAGAGCTGCCATTCGGAAACTGTCTTGTTGAGTAAGGCATTGATGACAATTGAAATTGACTAAAATAAGCATCATAAGGAACTCCAATTCCGCCATAAGCATACGGAAACACGGTAGTTGCACCTGTGCCAAAAAGCGTGTAAGTAGAAATACCACTTATGTAGTGCCTCCACGTAACAGATATTTTTTCGGTTGTTAAACCTCTGCTAGTGTATTCTCTTGTTTTAGCTTTTAAAACGTTATTAATCATTTAGTCTTTTCCTTTATTAAGGGTTTGTTTTGTTTCTTTAAATAAGACATTAACTTATTTAAGTTTTTTTTCTTTACTTTATATTTCATAAAACCCAACCGTTAAAAACAGTATCTGTGTCTGGACTTATATCGTCATTTGTGTTGCTTGTGTATTCTGGAAACTTAGATTGATTAAAACATAAATAATCAACTAATCTTGTACTGTAATAATTAGCGTATTCTCTTGCTTTGCCAACTAAATAATCAACTTCGTTTTTATTTACGTTTTCTGCTGTTTCGCTTGAATGTTTAAATACGCCACCATTTTTAATTTGATAGGCTGCAAATGGTATATAATTAACTTGTGCGAACCATATTAAAGTTGGTTGTACATAATCTTGTACAAGTGCTAAATAATCACCTGTTAAAGTACTATTTTCAATGTCTGTACTTATTCGGTTGTATAAATCAGTTCCTAGTAAGTTTTGTATGTCAATTTCTTGACCTAGTTTAATAAACTGAATAAATTTATCTGTATCAACGTTTCCGTCTAATATAGAATTGCGTACTAAATCAGTTCTTGATATAAATAATGCTGTTGCCATTTAGTTTTTGAATTTCATTTTGTTCCAATATTCAGCAGTATAACCTTTATACTTCATATCCTTTGGTGCTACTGGTACTTTTTGAGCGTTCTTAGGAAATTTAAAACCTTTACTTTTAGCTTGACCGCTTGTTATTTGGCTTTTTTCTCCGTTTTTAATCTGGTATGTTTTTCTGAACCATTTATGATTACACCTCGCTCCGCCTTTCCAAAGCCATATAGAATAGGTATCTGAACCACCTTTACCAAAACCAGCGTTAACAGCTTTATTTCCCATTGCAACTATATCTTCTTTACGGTAAACTTTTTTAGCACCTACCATTTTATAACAAAACTGTCTGCTATTTGACCCAGCCTTTTCTGGTGCATAAGAATAACGTACTAAAAACTGCACACCCTTTTGATTTTCTTGTTTAGACTTACCGTCTTGTGTGCTTTTTGCGTTTGGCTTAGCAGTGCCTGTGCTTACAAAATTCCATATTTTAGATAGCGTTGTTTCTTCTTGTTCTGGTTCGGTGTTTAAGTCTGTAATAACTTCGTCTAGTTCATCATTTAATTCATAATCAACCTCGCTTTCATCTACTAAGTCATATTCAGCTAATAATTCGCTTTCATCTTGTCCTAAGTCGATTAATTCATCAGCAATATCACTACCTAATTCATCTGGTAATTCTTGGCTAAGTTTAACCCCTGTTTCTTCTTCTCTTGTTTCTGCGTCCTCAACGTTTTCTAAGTCTGTAAATTCTAACGGTTGAAGCGTTTTAAAGTATAATTTAAGGCTCATTTGGTTGTAAGCTAATATACTATCAAAGGCATCAATTAAAAGCATCTGAAACGGTCTTATAACGGTGTTATCCATTAAAGTAGATGCAGTCTTTAATTCGTCTGCATTATTACCTAATCCTGTACTATCTTTAATTCCCAAAAGCATAGGACTAACAACCCTATGACCTACCATTATTTTTTTTGTACATTCATCACTAACATATTGATAGGTATTGTGTGCCTCACTTATTTGTAATGTTTCAACAGTTGCCGCACTTTCTGGATTATCATTAAATGCTAAAATAAATTTAGAGCCAGACGTTCCAGTAAATTTTTCAGTTATGCGATTTTCCATTGCTTGACGTTCCTCAGCGTTTGGTGTTCCGTTATTAAACTGGATTAAAGTATTAGGACTGAAAGAATTAACGGTATTGTTGAGGTGGTATATTGATACCTGTTCCTCTGTTTCACACCAATTTAAAATGCCTTGATAATCTGGACTAGAATAATATTTATAACCAGCTCTGTAAGGCTTTACATATATAATTTCTATGTTTTCAGTACTACAACCAAATGCTGGTATTCTAGTTGTGTGACCTACGTTTTTAACCTTGCTCCAATCATCAGCATAGTAATACGCTTCAATTTGTCCTTTTTCATTGCATTTTTCAGCTCTTAAATTTTCAACTGGTATATGCTCAACTTGTGCAATAGTTTTGCGGTCTTTACTATAAATAATTTGCATAGAACATTGACCCATTAATTTAAGGTCATAGCATAATTTACGCACCATATCTTTATGGAACAAAGAAATCATTTTAGCGTATTGCTCTGGCTTTTTATTTGAATTTAAAGCATCTAGTCCACGTCCGTAAATCATCTCACTAATACCGTTTATAATAGCGTTATTTGTTGGACTACCATTGTAACGGTCAATTAAATACTTAAAGTAATTATTATTTTCACCATAAGAAACCCACTCTTTGTTTGATTTCTCAACAATTTCTGGTGTTGTGTAAGTACTTAAATTTACTATTCTTAAATCGTTCATATTTATATTATTATAAATTCGTTATCCGAACTTTCTTCACTTATATACTTGTCTTTATTAACGCTGTAATATTCATCATTACTTTGGTTAATTGCTTGGTCTGTGCAAAAAATCTTATCTTTATAAATTATATTGTTTGTATAACTAACCTCTAAAATATAAAAATCGCTTTCAGTTAAAGTACCAAAAACTGCATCAAAAGAAATATAATTACCATCAATTACTGAAGTAGCATTAACTGTAATACTTTTATTTGTACTTTCACTTGTTAGTTTCAAGTTCAAAGTGCCAACCGTAAATTCTCTAGGAATTATTTTAAAGGTTTTGTTTCCGCTTGTGGTTATTAACTTCATATTAATATATAAATAAAAAACAAATATTTTGTATTGTATAATAAAAAAACCCTCATATTTCTATAAGGGTGTGTAGTTAGTTGTTTAGAGTTATTACTAAACTGTTCCTAGTATGCTTTGAGGGTCATAAATTCCTTGTAATATAATTTTAAGACCTAATATTTTTTTATCCCACAAACTTGTGCAATACATAGGCTCGTAATCAAACTCATTAACATTATCTTCTTGGCTATCATAAACAAGACCTTTTTTTATTAATGAGCCTAAAACACCTTTTTCTTGACTAGAGGCGTTAACTCCGTCATACTCTCCGTAGCCCATTCCTACACCATCATTTTCCCCTAGCATAATTTCATTTAATAATTCATTTTCTAATTTTGTAATTTTAATAGTTTTCATAATGTTTTTTTTGTTATTGTTTTATAAGGGGGTTTTTACACCCCCCATTTGTTTACTTTAATCTATTATCTGTTGTAAGGTGGTTGCTCATAAAAGAAACTAAATAATTATTTTCTTTAGGTTGATTTTTTTCTAATTTTTTGTAGCTTTCCTCAACAAGTTTTACATACTTTGGTGTGTTTTTAACTTCTTTTAATATTTCAGAGAATAATTCAGGCGAATAGTCTAAACTTCTTTCCTTTATTAATTTGTTTGTTAAGCTAACGTAATTTTTCATTTTGTTTGTTTTAATTGTTATGTCTTATTGACACTACAAATATACAATACTTTTATTGTTATAAACAAATAATTAACAAGTTTTTTTTAATTTTTCTTTTGTTCTTACCTGTTGGAGGCTAAAAATAAAGCATAAAAAAAGGGCTATCCGTTAAGATAACCCTAATTTACAAGTAAAATTACTAATTATGCTGTTGGGTCAATTTGAACCGCTGAAGCATCATCAGTGATAACAGTTGATGTTACAAAGTAAGGCGGTGCAGTTTCTTGTGCATTCACCGTTAAAGTATAGCCTGTTAAATCTCCCATTGCAGCACCTGTAACGATAGTCCCACCGTTTACATCGCCACCATTTTCAAGTCCTACTAAAAAGAAATTTCCGTTATAATCTTCAACCGCAACGTGAGGTCTTGCGTGAGCGATTAATTTAAGTTCTTCTTGTGTGGCTTTGTCTTGAAATGTCAAAGTCATATTAAGTGTAGTATCGTAGAAAGTCGTTCCGTTTTCTCTACTGCTTGTGATAGCAGTTTCCATTGAACTATTTCCTTTTACGTCAAACTGAAACCACGTTGGAGTTCCAGAAACACCTGTAATTTCTCCAGATACGATTGTTGCATCCCCTAAAGTTCCGTAATCCGCAAAGTAGATAGTTTTAATTCCACCTACTGCCGATTTACAAGGTACTTTACGTCCGCTAGTTATTAAGCATCCCATATTTTTAAAGTTTTTTAAATAAAAAAGGGCGAGTTATCTTACCCACCCTTTTAAATTTGATTAGTTAATTATTATACAGTTTTTCTGTAAACGATGTCTGTTACTTGTGCATATTGTACACCAGCAGTAAATCTCATTACTACACGAACATTCATTGAGCCATTTATTTCTGCGAGGTCTAAAACTCGTACTTCGTTCAGGTCATTTAATAGACCAGTTCCAAAGAATAAATTTGATTTTTCAGCAGCGATAATAGTTCCGTTTGCAGCACCTCTTGCTGGTACAACAGGAATTCCGTCAAAGAATAAAGAACCTAATGCTTGGTTGTTTCCTTTGTTTTCGTAACCGTTAGCACCCTCGCCACCAGATTGGAAACCTCCTAAAGCTCTTGTGTAAGCACGAATTACATCAGATGCAGCATAGATATATAAATCTTCTGAACCATATACAGCAGTTGGAATAGCGTCTGCCACAGCTCCTAGCTCAGCAATAACGTTAGCGGCTGTAATTGCAGCACCTGTTAAATCTTGTCCAGCTGGTAAATCTCCGTCAGCATCTAATAAAGTTGCAAATCCGTCAAACTGTCCGCTAGTTGCAGTTGAACCAGACCAGATATTTTTTTCAGTTCTGTCAGCTACTTTTGCAGCAACGTGAGCCAATACGAAATC